TGGTTTCGCAGTTGGTTCTTCTTGACCTTTTGATTTCTTCTTATCTGCAAATTTTAACTTACCATCTTCAGTAGTCGCAACAAAATTACCACGGGAATCTAACCAACCGCCGTGACCATCACTCTTAAGGTTTAGTTTTCTTGCCTGGGTGCTTGCCGCAGATGCTTCACTCAGAAACTGAAAGAAACTTTTCATTTATATTGGTATTCCTTATACATTATTTATCATTTCTTTTTATAGTCACACATTATATGTGATGGATAAAGACCTGATTGCTTATTCCTAAGATTAAACATAAATTTATATACCGAACTTTCCAAGTGAATATCAAGTCTCTTTCCTTTTCCTTGACTACCACCATACATCAGTTTAACAGAACCACTTATTGTAGATGCTTTTCTCATATATGATTGATCCATCTCATATATCTTCACTCCACCAGATGTTCCACCATGAACCATCCAATATCCATAACCAATAGCATATTGAAGTAAATCTTGTATGGCTGATTTATCACACTTACTCGTCACGTCAACAGTTGGCATTTTTGTCTTATGCGGATACTCATTAAATGTTTTAGCATAAGTGATTGGATCAATTCCAAACATTCTGAATATTTCTTTTCCAATAGGATTACTATATCCCTCAAAATATTTTTTATAGTCATCTGCAGTGAATATTCTTCCCACGCCAGAGTTAATAAAAGTTAGAGTATTTCCATATTTTAATGACAGATATTTTTCTTTTTTTCCTGGTCCCCAAAAAGTAGTAATGTCAGTTACAGTACTTCCAATTTCTTTTGTTTTTGTTCCACCTGCAGTAACATATAGTCCTCCACCACCTCCAACCAAAGGTCTTGGTTGATTTTTTCCTCCAACTGCTTCTACATCAGAAAATCCAACACCAACATCTTTACCAATCTGCTCTACTAAATTTTTTGCTTCTTTTTCATAAGGAGTTTTTTTACACTCACATGCAAGTTCACATCTTAAACTTTCATAAAAATCATTTTCAAATTTAATACCAAGATTTATTTTCTTACCACCAGTCTGGCCGCCAAACTCTTCGGTCTTTACCATCTCAGTGATAGGAACAGTCTTCACCTGATTAGTATTTACAAATTTACCAGTAAATAAAATTTTATCTCTATTATTACTTCTTCCAAGTATAGATCTCATTCTTGAAAGAAGTTCATCATATCTATCTTTCTCATCACTTTCAAATGGATGCTCTTCATCATCCATTACTAGTACAAGGGCATGTGGTTTAAATTGACCATCTTTATGTAAAAAGGTATCCATTAATCCACCCATATGAAGAAACTTCTTTGCTACTGTTTCTTCATTACCCCTTTTACCAAGATCTGCTTTTGACAGTTCTGCCATTTTTTATTTTTATTTATGGAGTTAAGCGGACTCGAACCGCTGACATCCTGCTTGCAAAGCAGGCGCTCTACCAACTGAGCTATAACCCCAGAAAAGACGGAATCAAAGTTTTCCGCCGACAAATGCATCACCAACAACTCTGGTGTATTGTTCTAGTGTACCATCTTGCTCACACTTAAGGTGCCAACGTGTCAGTTCAGTAACACCATCTTTAGTACCACCAGTCATCATCTTACGACCTTGCTTAGTCATTGATGAGTACAAACTATAACGAGTCTTCCAAACATAGAAGACATCATCAATTAGTTCTGCACCTTCCGGTACAACAACTTTTTTAATTTCAGTCTGTTCAGATTCCATATTCAAAAATGTTTGTTACTGTATCAGTTTCTGGAAGTTCTTTAACTTTCTTGTTGAATCCAAAAGGACCAACACCAGGTGTGTCAAAATTACGGCGCTTTTGTGCCATGTCACAAACAGTTTCCATAACCTTAATTGTATCCTCTACAGTACAATTCTCTGGCATATTGCGATGCACAATATCAAAGAGTGGGAAGAACTCTTTTGCTGCATCATTCACCTCTGAGGGTGTTAATGGATCATACTCTTTCATACATCTCCTTCAATACGGTTTTCTGATTTAGTTACATCAAACTCACCACCAGGGTAACGAGCCATCAGTTTGTGAACATTCATCTCAATGATTTCATCGAATGTAGTATCCAGAGCCATACATGCCTGAGCAAGATACCAACAGATATCACCCAGTTCGCGTTTCATATGGAAGACATTCTCTTCGTTGTAAGGTTTACCCTGGAAGATAATCTTCTTTACAACTTCAGTAAACTCACCAGACTCTGCACAGAGACCAAGAGCAGCAGTTAGCAACTGTGACGTATTTGTTCCAGTTACCTCAAGTTCTGCAAGGCGAGATCCCATTGCACCATAGTCAAGACTAGGTTCACTAGTTACTCCTTTAACAAACTCTACGTATTTTTCAGTATCAACTTTAGTCATGAAAATTAGGGATAAATGGTTCTTGGCAATTTGGGGGGAGTTCTTTAATTTCTACTTCTTTCCAACTACCACCAACACCACCGTCCATATTGACGACAATATCTTTAGTTGGAAGTTTAGGTCTTTCTAAAAGTTTAACCTCAACTGTTTCATAGATTGGTTTGAATTGGTAATAGTGTCCATCACCTCTTGTTCCAATAAGATTAACAGCATCTTTAATAGAACCGCAATCAGCAATCTTCTTTCCAGTTGGATCAAATACAGAGTAGTATCCGTTCAAAACTTAAATCCCTCAAATGATTTCTTTGGTTTTGGTTCATCATTATTATACTCCTCATCCTGACCACTGTCAAGAATATCATCCTGTGCTGACTGCTCACAATCATAAAGACGCATCTTTGCACGATCAATTCCAACTACAAACCGTTTAAAAATAGTTGGATCATTATATCTATTCTTCAATTGTTTGACCATAATTTGTCCTAGTCCTTCAAGGTCATCTGTAGAAATAAGGGCAAGCATAAGATCAGCAGTAGCAGGGAGACCAAAGGACTCAGAAGTGTCAGTAATGTCAACGTCAGAGCTACCATAACCAGAACGAGTGGTCTGGGTGGCAGATACGATAGGGACGTTTGCCTCACAAGCGAGGCCTCGAAGTTCTTCAGCAATTGCTTTGACAACTGTATATGAATTGACATTACTACCAGCGCGATATCTTTCGGAAGCACATATATTAAGGTAATCAATGAAAATAATATCAGGTCTAAATGATTTCTTAAGTGCAAGTTCATTAAGAAGTGACCTAAAGTGTCCACTATGTGCAGATGCAGTTGGGTATTCTTTAATTATAAGAGAACCCTGAGTTTTCTGCGATAGTTTTGTTACCTTTTCCTCAAACATTAATTTAGGAAGATCTGTTATCTCTTGAATAGGTACATTGAGTAAGTTAGCATCAATTCGCTCCGCAATTTTCTCTTCAGCCATTTCAGCCGTGATGTATAATACGTTTTTCCCTCCCAGGAGTGCGGCAGCCGCAACATGACACATAAACAAACTTTTGCCGACACCAGTGCCAGCGAGAGCAATATTAAGTGTTTTATTCGGGAGACCACCTTTCGTAATCTTGTTGAAATACTCCAGGTCGAACGGGATTTTATCCTCTTCACGGTGGTATGATTCATATCTTTCTTCATAATCAAGTAAGTAGTCATGTCCTACGTGAGCATCAAAAGAAACTGCCAGAGCTTCTGATAGAATACTAGGGATAGCATCACGATCTTTCTCTTTACTATTTCCCTCAGCAAGTGAAATAGATTCCATAAGTGCCAGATAGATCGCCCGATCTCTACACCATTTTTCAGTGGTATCTACTAACCAATCATGATCTGTAGGGACATCATCAAGATAACTAATGAGTTTTGTAATCTCACTAAAAGTTGTATCATTAATGTCTTGTCGTTTTTCTACTTCAATACAAAGGACTTCCTTTGTTGCTGGTTGATTATATTTTTGAACAAATTGTTCTATTTCTTCAAAAACAATCTTTTGATTAGAATCTTCATAGTATTCAGATTTAATAAAAGGAATTACCTTACGAAGATACTCCTCATTGTAAAGAAGATTTCTTAGAATTAGAATTTCAACTTTGTCCATGTGGAATGTCAAATACGAAGGTTATACG